TATATCAGATCTCCTTCTTGTGGTCTCTCAGGTGCTTGATAATCTTTATCAAGTAGAAGAAATTGTGATATAAGATCCGAGAATCTTTGCTGAGATATAACCATAGTTATCTCATCAGTCTGTGCTACACCAAACTTTGTCAATAGATCTCCACCACCTTGGAATCCATCAAAGTTCTCCATGTATGCTTCTATTAAATATGCATCATTAAACTCACCAATTACCTCTTCATTAAACACACCGTCCTTTTGCATGATCTCTCTAGGACAGTAGAGAACATCCATCCCAAACATTTTGAGATGCTCTTCTACTAAGTTCTGCAATAGAAACTGTTCGTTCCTAGTGCCATGTGTAAAGTAAGTGGTTCTTGCCATTATCCGATCATGTCAAGTGGTGGTGTTTCATATCTGGATATCATTTCTTCTTCTAGTTTTTCTACTTTTGCTTTACCTTCTTCGTATATAAATTGACCATTCATTGTAATTCCACCTGGTAACTGTGCTCCTTGGAACTTAATTAAGTTAGCACCCCACTGTCTTTGAATTAATGCAGTTACATATCTCTTTAACCACAAGTCATTATATACATCAGAAAATTGTGTAGGATCAACTGCACGATAACATTCTAAAACTATGAACTGATCATCAGGAACGTCAGTTTTAAAATCTAAATCAAGATATAATCTATCACCACGCATTTGATATCTAATCTGTTTCTGTCCTTCTAACAGATAGTAGATATCTTCTAATCTTCTATTGACCATTTCATATGTAAGAATCTCTGTCTGTGTAAGATCCCAAAGGTCATTCAATCTCCACTGATATCTAACATCAAATAAGTTTGTGACATTCTTAGATACAAAATCAAATACCTTAACCACAGTTGTCACGTATGGTGGCATTTTAATATAGTTGTTCTGTTCTTTAAATGTAAGAGTCTGATTATTAGATGTTCCAGAAGTTACAGTAGTATCAGTATCTGTAGTCATGGCATCTAACATCAACTGATTATACTGGACTTTTAGATGAGTTCTAATGTAACCATCCATGTGTCTTTCATTATAAAACTGGACAGCATCGTCCACTAGATCATCTATCTGATCATCCTCTATGTTTATTTCTAGGACTGGTGCACCGTTTTGACGTAATGCATAATCTATAAGTCCCTGTCTGGTAGCTGGTTTTGCCATGTTAGGTAGGATTGATGTTGAATCTAATTCTTACATAATATGTAGTATTAGCAGTCAGGTTAACAGCACCTGGCAATGTATAAGAATTAAGGTTTGTTGAGTTACCAAGAGATTGATGAACAATACTTGCAAATGTATTTGCAGGAGAGAACTGCCAATCACTAGACGTATGTTGATATCCTGCTTTCATTGCAATAGCATCAACATTGATTGTTGGGTTGAATGCAGGAGTAATAGTTTGTATCTCTGGTTGATCAACTAAAGGAGTTGTAAAATTAACAGCAGCAGAGTATGCACTCTCTAATCCATTGTTATCTCTAAACTTAACTTGAACTGCATAGGCAGTGTCAAATGCTAAAGTTGATACAGGCACAGTCAATGATGTCAAGTTACCAGTATCACCATTAGTAAATGTTTGAGATGTATCGTATACAGTAACGTTGTCAACAACTCTTCTAATTCTCCAGAAACTAGAGAAGTGAGTAGACCCTGCATACTCAACAATAAATGGTGTTGTGTTTATAACAGGTTGTCTAGAGAATGTTCTGTTTGTATCTGCATCAATTGTTGGGGTAACTGTTGCAGGACCTGATACAAATTCTGATTCATTAACAGTCAATGTTGCTGCATTAGATGTCAACGTAGTTGCGTTGGCATTTGTCATTACTACACGGAACTGTTCTGATGGAGTTGTTGGGTAAGTAGTAGCAGGAGTTGTATATGTTGATGAGTTTGCACCATTTATATTCACCCATGCTGCTCCACCGTTTGTTGATATCTGCCATTGATAAGATATAGAACCAGATGTTATAGCAGCACCAATAGCAAAGGTAGCAGTCTGTCCTTCAATAACAGCAGCAGATGTTGGTTGTGAACTGATTGATATAACACGTAAGACTGTTAGTTCTCCATGTGTAGAAGTAATACTTGCTGCAGCACCTACAAGAGAAGCAACAACTCTATAACGATCTGCATTGTCATTAGCAAATACTAGAGTTGGTGTTGTGTATGATGCACTAGTTGCTGATCCCACTGATGCATAGTTTGCACCACCGTCATCAGATCTTTCCCACTGGTATGTAACTGTTCCACTACTTGATTGTGTAGTAACTGAGAATGTTCCAGTTGCACCTTCGTTTGCAGTTGCATTTGATGGTTGTGCAGTAATAGAGAATGTTCTCTGAACCGTTAATGTGACTGCGTTTGTAGTAGCTGGAGAAGATGCACCAACAGCAGAAATTACACAACGATATTGATCATCATGATCGTCTGCATATGTTGTAAGTCCTGTTGTATATGATGCAGAAGTTGCACCCGCTACTGTACCCCATGCTGCTCCACCATTATCAGATTTTTCCCACTGATATGTAACACTAGGTTCATGTGATGACATACCTTCAGCACCACCACCTCCACCACTAGGAGTATCAAACTGATCTGTCTCGAATGAAGATGATGCAGCGTTACCACCAAAAGGTGACATTGTAACTCCACCAAGTGTTGTGAATGTTGCTGTTGTTCCTTCATTAACTGTTGCAGCAGCTGGTTGAGATGATACAACAACTGTTACTGTTTCTACTTGCAATGTAGCAGCATTAGATGGTGTAGATGTTGCACCCGCACATGAAAGAACGCAACGATACTGGTATGTGTCGTATGCTGTAGTTAATGTAGGTGTTGTATATGTTGATGTTGTTCCACCAGTTCCTTCAGATACATTAGACCATGTAGATCCATTTGTAATAGATACTTGCCACTGGAATGTTATATCTCCTGCATCGTTATCAGATGTGGTAGCAGCAACACCAAAGGATGATGTTCCACCTACTGCACCTGTTGTGTTGGTTGGTTGTGATGTAATGTTTATAGTTCTCTGAACAAACAGTCTAGCAGCAGATGTGATAACCTCACTTGCACCTGTTGCATTTAGTTTGCATCGGTAGTAATCACCGTAACTGTCATCATAAGTTGTAGAACCAGTTGTATATGTTGTAGTGTTAGCACTACTTATATCTTGATAAGTTACTCCATCACCGTTCTCAGATTTCTGCCACTGATATGTGATTGTAGCACTATCTAATGTAGAACCAAGTGCTGTGAAAGATCCTGCAGCAGGAGCAACAGGTTGAGAGTTTGTTGGTTGTGTATCTACAGTAATATTTCTGAATACTGTTAGTGTAACTGCGTTTGTATATGATGGTTGAACTGCAGTAGATGTATCTAATTTACAACGATACTGGAAACTGTTCTTAGCAAAATCATCATCTACAGTCAGTGTATTTCCAGTTGCACCACTGTATCCACCACCATTAGAAACTGTTGCCCAACCTACACCACCATTAACTGAGAACTCCCATTGGAATGTGATTGTAGATCCATCAGAACTAATACCCGCTACAGGTCCGAAGCTGACTGTTCCACCAGATCCCGCTTCTACACTACCGTTTGTTGGTTGTTGTGTGATGTTAACTAGAACACCAGTTCCAGTTGTAGTAAAGGCATATGCTTGTGCATTACCTGTAACGTTTTCTGTGACTGTAAAGTTAAATGTTGTGTCAACATAATCTGCAGTAATAGTTCCAGATAAGTTTCCTGTTGCAGTATCAAAGGTTAGACCAGTAGCACCTAATGAGTCTCCACTTAATGTGTATGCTTCAAAGGTTGGTTCGTTAGCAAACGTTGTTCCAGATAAACCTAGATCAAGGTTGATAGAAGCACCATTAGCATATGGACTTCCTGCAAAAGTTCCAGATGATGTTACCCAAGTTACATTGGTATCAATGTATGGATAGAACATACCTCTGTTTGATGTCAGAGTTGCACCACTACCGTTGTAGTTAAAATCAACACCAGAGTCTACAGGATAGTATACAACGTTTGAACTTTGTCCTGCTTGTTCCTGTGTATCTGTTGACGATGTTAATTGTGTAGATGTTGATACGACACCATCATAACTTTCATGTGTTTTTTCTTCTGTTTTAATCAACGCCAAATAGTTATTTGATCCACCACCAGTTGTACCAGCTGTAGCATTATTTGGTGCTTGTATTGTAATACTATTATTAACTGCACTCTCTGACTGTATGTTTAACCAACCAGTATGAGATAATGTAGATAAGTTTATTCCACCAACTACGACACTTCCACTACCGCCAGGTGCAGACTGAACTGTGATAGTTCCTTTCATACTACTGTGCTGACCACAAATATAAGAATATGTGCCCGCTACACTCGGTGTCCAAGCAACTGTACCATTACCTACAGAACCTTGACCAGTAGCATTAGGTGTGGTTACATTACTTGTACCAGATGAATCTCTAATGTACAGTGGATGGTTACTTGCAACGTTTGATAATTGGAAAGTTACTGTATCTCCAACATAACATG